TGAACCAAACTTACCACGAGTTCTTCCAAGCATTAACATACATTCTGATAAAGCCCAATCACGAAGCCACGGATAGATTTGTTCATCCATGAAAAGTAGCCCTTCAGGTTTATTCTGATAGCAATGTATTAGTACTTCTTCTTCACCACGAATATCACGATGTAAAGTAAGTTTTTTGGTTACAGGGTTGAAGTTGAAAATGATTTCACGTCCGAACATTCTGCCAACGGTTTCGTCAAACTGATGATACAAATCATAAGTTAAAAGACCGCCGCCAGTACTTCCACGTACTGCACTTAAAAGATAGGTATTACTATAAGCTAAGCTGAAGGGGTCAACGGTAGATCCTGAACCAGAAACTACTCCATTACCTCTACGGTAGATACGATGAACGTTTGAAACTTCTTTTGGAAGGGTATATACAGATTCACTTTCATACATCTTCATATGAAGAAATGCTTCTTCTTTTGAATTCGAACTCCACGCACGATAGTTTATAACGGCATTGGTGATAGCTTGTTCATATTGGTTATCTGTAATTTCAACTTCAATAGTATCACCAGATAATAACGTCTGGAGAGTACCTTTCATTTCCTCTCTCCACTCATTATTAGTATTTTGTGGTACATTTGAATTATACATAAAAAAAAATCCTCTAAACAGTTTATATAACATATTTAGAGGATTCTATATTACACTCGAATGTATTTAGCGTACTGAGTAAGTTCTTCCAACTCGTACTTATCGAACGGGCCGAGAATCAGACAATGAGCACTTTCTTCGTTTTCACGATCCAAGAAACTTGATGGTACTGCTTGCATACCGCACTGGAATGCAATTTCGCGTAGATCAATAAAGTCATCAACTTCATAGTACTCTTGATCACGTCCGGTTTCATACCACTTCTTCATGACCGCTTTAAAGTAATCTTCTTCATATCGTCCCACATATTCAGGATGATTTGGATCGAATTTATCACGAAGTTCAATACTTGCACGAGAAATATGGAGTGCTAATGCAGCAGGACTCATTTCAGAATCTTTACGTACAATAACTACCTGCATTACTTCATCTGGAAGTTGTTTTTTACTCATCGAAAGTTCTACCTTTATGTTGTTTAAAGAATTCTTTGAATTGGTTCATTGCACCTTTATCGTGCCATTCAGAAATAATTTCTGTAAGTCCTGAATATGAACTTGAATCTTGTAGTACTAAAATATTCATCATTTCTAATTCGAAATGTGATGTTTTATCACAAGGATAAACAAACGGAATATCATATAATGTATCCCGTTGGAAATTGACTAAAATGTTTTCTTCAACGACAGTTCTTGCTTGTTCAACCGTTGGATAATAACGCATTCTCTTCAAGTGTATATTACTCCAAATTATGGATTAAGGCAACAGAATTTTCTTTTCTGGTGGTGCAATGATCGCATTAGGATTGGTTGCCTGGATATATGCTTTAGCAAGACCTTCGTTCGGATTTACAACAACAGAAACACATGATTTATAGAATTCATGTGGTTCATCATCAGCAACCATGAAGTCAAGTAATGGAGAGAATGACATTTCTTTATCATTTACTGGTTGTAATTGTACTGGATTAGTACAAATAAAACGATCTGATTGCTCGGTAATTACAGTAACAATTACAGGGCCAACACCATTTACTACGAAAATTTTAGCTTGAGACATTTTTATTCCTTAAATTACGAATTGTACTTTAGATGCAAGTTCATCTTGAACATTTACATCAATAATCTTATTAATTACTTCTAAATTACCACCACCTAATACTGCCCCGATTTTAGGGAACATTAGTTGAGCACGTTTTGCTCCAGTGATAGGTAGAAGTTCTTTTATGAAGTCATTTAGTTTTTTGAAACAAGAATCTACTGCATCATATGAAGTATATTTTATACCATCATACCCATAAAATTCCTGAGTTACACAGTTTGCTACGAATACATTTGGATATAGTTCAAAGTACGATACTGAACCTAACTGATGACCTGATTGGATATATGCATTGAATACGCCTTCATTTAAGTCACGTACTACTTTAGCAAAACCAGAACGCATCTTACCTTGTGCATTACAGCCGTGTGCAATTATAATTGGTTCAACTGAACCTGATACCGGAACTTCATTAAACAAGTTCCCTTTAATTACGAAAATCATTAATTACTATGCTCCCCATGAAAATTGCAGTTGGCCCCATAATTGCAAATACGATCATAGACAATAATAGTTCGTTATTGAATGCAATTTCACCGCCTGTTTTCTTTTTCAGGAATACCAAAGTACTTGCAAATATAATTAAACCACACACAATCCACGGTAATAACATATTGTATACTCCTAAAACAAAAGGACTCAAAAAGAGTCCTTTTATATTAATTAATGTCCAGAAATACTGTTACGATATTTTCTTACTTCTTTTCTATGCTTACGAGCACGTGTACTGCTTTCTATCCTCAATGCACGTGTATTATCTTTTTCCATATAACTTTTATCAAGTTCAGGTACATCATAATCACAATAACCATCTTCTGTGATTTTACCTAAAGATTTAAATTTAGATGGAATATTTGCAGTGGAAACAACGGTTTCGATAATACCTTGAGCTAATTTTTCACGTAAACTAAGCATAATAAATTCTCCTAAAATAAAATTATAAGAATGAAGCACTTAAGTACAGAAAAGTACTTTAGTACCTCATAATTATTTAGGATTTTGAATTTAAATATTCGTCCAGATACTTGATAATATCGTCAATCTCACACACAGATAATGCATCTTTAAATGCTTTATCAATGACATTTTTATGCTCAAGGTAATATACCTTTAATTCCATTTCAGCTACAGATTTATTACGATCATGTAATTTGACCATATCCTGTACACCTAATTCCTCGATCATTTTTTTGAGATTTTCTCGGCGTTCTTTCGCACGTTTTTGAATATCACGATAATCATTTTGACCAAGTACATAATGTGAATTATGCAATTTGTAATGTGTATCATCATCCGTTAAGTACGGATTAATATCATCATCAAGTTCAGTTCTAATCATAGTTTAGCCAGTATTTGTTTAACCAGTGCACCATCATAACGGTTAGCATAATTAGCTTTCATGAAACCAAATACACCACCTAAATTAGTTTTCCATTCAGGATGTTCTTCAAGCACAGTAGTTAAAATAGTTGTTAGTTCCTGTTCTGTAAGTTGCTCTGGTTCTTCTTGAAGATAAGAGGTCAGTACAGAATGTTCTTTTTGTAATGTCAGTACTTTAGATTCATCTGCACCATGCTGTTTCGCTTTAGCAAGAGAATCATCAATACCTTCAATTAGCTTTTTAATTACCTTTACAACTTTATCATCTGGAACATCTTCACTTAGTGTTGTACGCTGAATCTCTGAGATAACAAGACCAAGAATACCAAATGCAACACTGTCTTTACCAAGATGTTTCATTCTGTCTTTTTTAATTTTTTGGAATAACATATTATTCACCTTTTAGGAACTTAACGAAACCAGTTGCCCCGCCAGGGATAAACACATCATCAACGAAAATCTGAGGAACAGTACGAACTGGTTCACCACAAATTTCATTCAGTGCTTCACCTGTTAGACCTTCTTTCTCAATATCAATAAATTCCATATCAAAATTATTAGCTTCGCAAATTGCTTTAGCTTGATCACAGAATTTACATCCTTGAGTACGACCATAAATTTTTACTTTCATTCTTTTTGATTCCTTTCTTTATATAATTCTACTGCGGCACAGATACTTTTACACATTCGTACAGTTAAGTACTTAGTACATTCAGTTACTGGAATGTATTTGAAGTCATCGAATTCAGGCTTTTCCTGACCATATTTGTTTACGTATGTGCTTTTACATATACAGTCATCTATATCGGGAACTTCTCTTGAAAGATAAAAGAACAGAACTAATCTTTTTCCTTTACGATAAGAAACCTCACCTAACAATAATAAATTATCCTCGGAGACTTTAAATCCAATTTCTTCATCACATTCACGTACTGCCGCCTGTGCAAAAGTTTCGGTATTTTCAGTTTTTCCTTTAGGTAAATCCCAATGATGTTGCCCTGTTGCGTGACCTACAAGTATCTGACCGTCTTTATAAAATATAATCCCGCATGAATAACGCATGATACAATTCCATAGATTTGTCAGATACTTATAGTATAGCACATTGTAAAAATGTATTTCACAAAAATGTTGTTATTATATTCAGCCTAAATTAAATAAACATCTTTGATACATTAACCACACGGGCATTATGAACAGCATCACGTACTTCAATACCACTCATTTCTCCCGATTTTTGTTTTTCTTCAATCGAAGATAGATCAGTATCAATATAAGTATCATAAACTTTCATAATTAGTTCTTCATGTTCTGTATCAAGTTCTTTATTAATAATAAAGTACTCACAGAATTTATATAAGAACTCTTCCCCACCTAAATTTTTAACATTAATAGCATCAAACAAAGAAACCATTTCTTCAGGTTTTAACTTACGAAACTTAAGGAAGGTTTCTGAATGTTTCTGTACTAATGTCGCAAACTTAATTAAATGTACCGGAGCCTTGATCTTATCAAGAACTCCACCTTTAACTTTACTAAGTTCTTTCTTTTCAAGAAGAATAGCCCAAATAAAATCTTGGACATATGCAGAAGTTGCATTTTTAGCAATAGCATCAATTCGTTTCTGATTTACTTGAGTACATTTAAACTCAGGCATAAGTACTTTTAGTGCCTGAATATCATTTAAGTACTTAAAGAAAATACTTGGAGAATCTTCAGTACATGCTTTTTCAAACTCAACATAAACACGTTCTTTTGTAAGATGATTAATTTCACCATTAGAAACCATTTCACGCACCATTTTGTCTGTATCAGGATGTACTTTAAATTCTGAGTATCTTGCTGCGAATCTTGCTAAACGAAGTACACGTAGCGGATCTTCTTTAAAAGCATCAGAAACATGACGTAGTACTTTATTATTCAAATCCGCTTGACCATTATAAGGGTCGATATAAGTACGTTTGACTTGATCATATGCGATTGCATTAATAGTTAGATCACGTCTGGACAAATCTTGTTCTAATGTTACGTTCTTAGTTTGTACATCAAAACCATCGTATCCTACGCCTGTTTTACGCTCGATACGGGCCAAGGCATACTCTTCCCCCTGTGGTGAGATAAACACGGGGAAATCGGCTCCTACTTGCTCATAGCCTTGTAGAATAAGTTGCTTAATATCCCACTCATTCGCACCAACAATAACAAAGTCACGGTCTTTCGGTTGCAGACCCAATAACTTATCTCGACAAAAACCACCAACAATGTACTTTTTCATTTTGTCTCTCTTTTTCCAAAAAGGATGCGTCCAATAAATTCTTTCAATTTATCATACCATGATTCTTCTTTAGTACTTTCAGGAAATACATATTCACCTGTACCTTGATCACTTACTCCCCAATCTTCTTCAAGTACTGTAATCATTTTCTGGACTCCATTTCTTTGACCATATATTCAATATCATCAAGTAAACTTTCGTTAGGTGTTACATATGTGTAACCATCTGAATTATAGGTTTCTCGTGAACGAATTTCTTCATAGAATTTAAATAATTCTTCTTTAGTAAATTCATCAATCGTTTTTAACTTAGTAGTCATTATTTAAATTCCAAGAATAGAAAAAGGACAGTACTGGACTGTCCTTGTATTAATTATGTCAATATATTTTAATTATTGTTCGTCTTCCTGGTTATCATCTTCTTGTGTGTCAAAATCTACAGTATTACGGGTAACACTGCTTTCTTTGATACCTTTAATTTTACGAAGCTGTTGTTCCAGTTTAAGAGAAAGACTGTCAATACTATTGTACATATCAGTCGAAGTACTTTCAGCATGAATATCATTGTGATGAGGTACTTTAATAGTACACTTTGCAGTATGATCAATACCACCACGTACAGCAATCATTACATTCACGTTCTGAATATAGTTGCTGAATTTGTGAAGTTTATTAAACTGTGATTCTACGTGTTCACGAATAGCCTCAGTAACTTCTACATGCTGACCATAAATTTTAATATCCATATACTTCTCCTTGTTATATTGCACTATCCAGATGACTTGCTGCGACGAGATCCACAATACGGGTGGCTCGGTCGCCAACTTGCTTAGCCCACAGTGAATTTCTCATTTCACGTGAGGCACGAAGATAGTTGCCTTTATTTAACGACTTCCACATACGTTTGAAGTCAGTTACTTTACCTGAACCCATGTTAAATGTCATTTCAAATAATGCCATTTGAACATCTGCTGGTAAGTCAGTAGCATTCTTCTTTTGTAACATCAATACAAAATCAGTATATGCTTTATCCATATCATTATGCAGGAATTCATTGGCCTGGTGTACACTAATACCACGTCTGAATTTGTCTGCTTTTAATACTTCGTTGGATTTACCTAAAAAATGACCGTAGCCAATTGTCCAGTTACCATGTGAGTCTTGATACGGATAGAACTTGTTATTACGAAATGAATAACCGTACTTCCCGCCCAATAACTTACGCTTAGTAGTAGATTGTAATTGAATTGAACCTTCGGCTTCTTTAATGTTTAAAAGTAGCTCAGGATTTTTTAATTCAAATCGAATATCTACAGTAGGAAGTGACACTCCTTTAAGATCTTCTTCATTAGGGATAACCATAGTACTTCCAGGCATGAGTACATCGCCTTTATTAACGGTACTTAGTATATCCACGTAATCTTTAATAAGAACATTATCTGGCTTTACACTTTGTGCGATTTTCCACGGTGTATCACCGAGTTTCACTTCATATTGTACTCTTGTTAATACCTCACCTTGAGGTACTTGAATTGTCAATACTGGCGATTTCAGTTGAACCTTATTTAGCTCAGGTTCGAATTGCTGTACCGCTGATTCATACGAATCTGATGATGCAGTACTACCATTTGAGTTGAAACCATGCATTACACTAATCGCCATCGCAAGTATCATAGATCCAAATACGAAAACCTTCTTTGGATCGTTTGTTCCTTGTGTAGCTATCTCCACGGGAACCCTCCACTCTTAGTTGTTACTATCAAGTGCCATGTTCACGCTCATGGATGTATCTATCATGTCAGTCCATAAGCCTGAACAAGCTACTTGGACTCCAGTTATCATACTTTATGATAACGTTTTCTATTTATTGTCAGAGACTGTAGAGTTTCTGCTGGATTTGCGTAGCCGTCAGAATGATAGCAGCTAACTGCGTATCTGAACAACCCTCAATCCCTTTATTGTGAAATAATTCAAAGTTTTCAATCATATAGTCAGGCACATAGTACTCAACCGAGCGACTTTTCTTCTGTTGAATAAAATCCTTGAAATCTGAACTAAAACATTTACCACTTTTTACAAATCGTTGCAACATGACAATCATTTCTGGTGTTTCATGATTGGACGAGGATAACGACGATTTTACTATACGATTCTCATACATGATTTGCAAGCAGTTTTCTTCAACTGATTGATAATCAATAATGATTTCAACAAGTTCACAGTCATCATATACAGCTATATCAACGCCAGTATTAAGATGATTCTTAACATTTCCAATATTAGACCACATTTTACCAATTTTAGTAAATGTTGGTGTGATTCCACCAGTACTAAAAAGTCCCTGAGAGTTTCGGATCTTGTACATCTTAACTTCTTTAGTCATAATTAGTTCTACCGATGGTAATATGGAATATTTTATGTGGGGTTAATCCTAATTCTTCTCTTATATCAGAGAGCTTTTTGGATTCAAAGTTTATACAATAATATGAACCAGCTTTCTTTGTATCTTTGAAAGAAACAATTTCTGGTTCATATTCAATATAGAATGGCATATTATTATATTTTTTCCATGCTTGCATATTAGGTGGTAATTCACCACGTACAATACTTACATGTGCATTAAATGTAGGATCATTTAGTACTATATGTGTTTCTTTCCTCAAAAAATACTGATAGTACCTTGCAAAATCTTTTGGTAATTGTAAAATACACCAATTGTTTTTTGTTTTCATATCTCCCCTGTATGGGTCATATATGATAGTACCGTATTGTTTGATAATATTACACATTAGATAAACATACCTACCACAGAACCTACAAAAATAGTACTCATAATTACCAGTAGACAAGTTAGTACTGGATTAATTTCATAAGATGTTCTCAGCATTAATGCTGCACTGAACAGTGAATCACGCATCATTTTTTTCATATTATAATCCTTTAATTAAAAAGGGAACCATTTAGGCTCCCTTATTTTATATTAACCAAACACTCGATACCGTTCAGCGTCAATCGTTTCTAACATTGTCTGTACTGGATCTACAGAGTTACCTGAAAGAATTGATTTCAGAATGTTAGGACTGAAACCACTTACCAGAGATACACCAGTATCAGTAGATGAAACTGGATTGTTACCTGGACGAGCATTCAAGTTCCAGAATACAACATGTGGTAGCTTATATCCGGCTTTTTTGAACTTCTCTTCAGCAACTTTAAATGGAGTTTTACCCCACCCACCAGTACTGTTGTTAAACTCCATGTCACTGAAAACAAGAAGTTTTTCCGGCATATCTTCAGGTGCAAGGTTGCTTTTGATCGCAACATCAAGTACTTTATCAAATGCACGACCGATATTAGTAGTACCAGACCAGTAATTATATCCACTGTAGTTGTTATACAGATCAAATGCTTTCTGTGCAATGCTCTTACCTTTCAGTTCGAACAACTGTGGATCAGTACTGAAGTTTAACCACAGATTTTTGAAAGCACCATCTTGTTTATCTGCAATGTACAGACCTAACGATACTGCAACAAACATACATGACATATCAGTACCGCCAGCAGAACATGACATACTACCTGATGTATCTACCATTGGTAGTACTTTCGCACCATCAAGATAGTTTGGTAATGCATCCCATTGTGATACTGCAAGTTTCACTTGCTCAGCAGTAGGACGGCCCAAACGTGGTGTAGGAACCATGTTCTTCAGTACGTCATATGGGAAAATTGCAGAGGCGTTAACTTTCGCTTCACCATTAGCAAGTTTCTCAAGATAAGCTACATATCCTTCCTGATCGTGGCGTTTAAATGCATTAACATAACGGGAAGAAGCAACTGATGGTACTTGACCATAGTTAATTTCAGTCCAATTATTGTCACACATTTTACTTTCAACAACCTGAGTCAAAGAAGAAAGTAGTTTACGGTACTCTTTTTCAGTTAAGTTCATAACTGACATTAGTTCACGAGCAATTGCATTGTTTTTCTGGCGATTCTTATTTGATACTGAATCACGATTAACAACATTGACAGTCTTAGTTGCTGCCTTAGCAAAAGTACCTTCAATACCAGAACCTTTCACTTCTTTCTGAACTTGTACTTTCTTCAGTTTGTAG